GCTGTAGCGTGTTCTATACAACTTTCATGACCAGACTTGATAATTGCTGAAATCATCTTTCTAGCCTTGTCTAACTCCTTTGGAATTGAGTCATAACATGTTGATGCACACTTGGCAATGAGGGTTTCTGGATTTGGTGTATGAGCTAAAAGTTCTACCTTCATATGAGTTCCTTTGAAAAATCTGTAAATGATGAAACTTTTCTATTGTGTTTGGCTATGTCTTTATAGATATCTGTTAATACTGACCATCTTTTGTATGACTCGGCTATTCTATAATCAAGAGTGCATCCTTTCATCTTCTTTTTAAGTTTGGCAATATTCTCATAATCATATGAAAAGAACCTATCATGTTCCATAAACATATAGAAAACACCATAGTTTGCCTTTTCTTCATCAATTCCACGAATTGTACATTTTATCCTGAATTCAGAAAGATTCATAGATTTCTCTATCAAATCTTCGATAACGCTTAAATTATGCCAGAAATAACCACAGTGATTTAATGAAGAATATCTAAGATTATAATCCCAAAATTTATCACTATCAGATTCTACACAACATGGAGCACACTCTTCTAATCTTACATCATCACCTTCTATTGAAAAATGTTTATCAAAAGCTTCATCAAATGAATATTCATTCCTACCTTTTTCTTTTTGATCCGATATTTCACATAAAAGATTAGACATTCTATAAAACTTATCTTTATCTACATATTTGTATTCTTGGTAACGTTTATTACAAGAATACAATCTATGATGTCTATATAAAGGTAATGAATTCTTCATAATTATATTATACTATGTATCATTTACACACAGTATACTTGAAAAGATCATAAAGTCTCTTATGACATTCGGCATTATAATCATTTATAGCAACAGTATACTTATTCCAGTCGTATCCACCATATATCTTTTCCTTTTTCTGAACAAGTTTACCATTTTCTATAACTTGTTTATCAATCTCAACAACATTTTTAAAATCATCAAATGTTGGCTTCTTCAATCCGAACATCTTTCCACAGTCTCCCATATTTCTACGGAACTTGAAAAGTGCTCTATTAATAATTTGATCAACACGTGTTCTTGAAATATTATATTTTTTACCAATTTCAGTTGGTGTCATATCGTTAATGTATTTATCACAAACGATTTCCTTCAATCTTCCTTTCCATTCACCAACTTCTGCAATCTTATCAATTAATGTATAAACATCATCTTTTCCAAGAGTCTTTTCTGTACTCTTTATAACTCTAAGCTCTTCTGGAATCTTAGCATCAAGAATATTAGATAATGCTGAAGAATCTGAATCATCTTCTTCTATAAGCTGATCGTAAGATACAGTTCTTTCATCCATCTTATTTCTAATTTCTTTTTTGTTTCGTTGCAACCACGTTCTGATTGCTTTTCCAGCGTAAGTGGAAAATCTATAACCCTTATTAGGATTAAATGAACGTGCAGCTCTTATAAGTCCTTCTATTCCATATGACACCATTTCATCATATGTATATAGACCAAGCCAACACTTTCCATATGTTGGAATAAGACCAACATTTCTAAGAACAAGTTCATCTTTCATACCTTTTTCGTCATTTTTATCAAGATATGACTTTATCATAGCCTGTTCTTCTTCCGCTGTTTTAAACGGTGGATACTTCTCAGCAATAGATTTTATATATGTCATAATGGCACTATAATACACTATTTTTTTGATTTGTCAATAGAAAATCCACAAGATTTTTTTATCCTGTGGATTTAAGAAAGATCAGTATAACTGATTTTTATTTAACTTCTATCTGAATAACATCCTTATTAGGGAGTTCTTCCTTTACTGGAATGTCAATTCTGAGCATTCCATCGTCCGCTTTTGCAGAAATCTTAGACATGTCAACAGATTCTGACAATGGTAGAGAGAACTCATATGACTGATATGAGACTCCGCAATAGTCCATATTCTCATCCTTGATCTTGTTTTCTTTTCCACATTTTACAGTTAGGACGTTATTTTTAACCTCAACTTTAACGTCATCTTTAGAGAATGGTGTATAAACAGTTTCTATGGAATATCCAGTAACTTTTCCATCCTTATCTCTATTTGTTATGAGGTTGTGTGGTTTTTTTATTCTTGACCTCAAACCACGGTTTTTTGTTGTGTCACATGACAGTGGGTAATTGAACATTGCGTCCATCTGTCTGAACATATTATCGAAGTCATCGAATAACTTTAACATATTATTTTCTCCTTAGATTGTATGTTTACTAATCTTTCTTATCCGTTTCGGATGGTGGATTGTTCCTACCATCCTCAACGGTTAATATTTACTCAAACTCAAACGTCTATATCGTCTAAGAGTGAGTCGAGATCATTTTCGATAGCTCCAGAATCGTCAGATTCTTCCTGTGTTGTATTCTGATTTTTCTGGATTGGTTCTTCATCTTTAAGAAGATCATCAAGATCATTTGGAATATCTTGTGTTACTGAAGTATTTTCAGTTGAAACTATCTGTTCTGGCTTTGAAACCTCAGCTGGCTTAGAGCTTCCACCGAATACATCTTCTTCGTCAGGTGTGATGTCATTCTGACCGTAATACTTCTTATAGAAAGCTTCAAGTTCATACTTTGTGTTTGAGAAGTAGAACTGATCATCAAACTCAAAGCTATCTATAGCTTCCTTATTAATTGCACTGATTGGCATTGTCTTCTTACCAAATGCAATCTGTGTAATCTTTCTTACCTGAGACTGATATTCATTTGGTTTTCCTTGGTTTCTAACCTCTGGAATTGATTCAAATCTTATATAAAGGTCAACTGCGTTTCCACCGTTGAATACTTCATATGGATTACCTTCTTTTGCTGAAAGATAAGCTTTTGTCTTTTCTTCATCAACAGTCTTCTGGAAAAGCTTGATGTCATCTGGATTTGTGAGAATTAGAACTTTGAATGTTCCATTGTTCTTCTCGTTGTTTGGATCGTTGATGACGTATACTGGAGCACAGAGTCTTTCCTTTGCCTTAAGCTGATATGCATTCTTAAGTGCAAGCTTATCAGTCTTTCCAGAGTTATTATAAGCTAGGAAATTCTCACCAGACTTACGGCAGATAGGGCAGTTGAGTTCCTTCTTATTTGTCTTTGGATTCATTATGAATTTATCTTCATCATAATGAGCATAGCCAGTTCCTGGGCAAATTACGAAATCATCAACTATCTTAGCACCTTTTGCTGAAACACCCCAGTGATCGTGAATTCTCTGAACGATATACGCATCTTTTCTATCATTCTTAGATTCCTGTCTAAAGAAGAGAAGACGGAGACGATACTGTTCGTTTTCCTTATTTGGCTTAAGGAAGTAGCTTATGAAAGCGTTCTTACTCTTAGCCTTGCCCTTTTCGTGTGATGGCAACTCAGATGTTTGGCAGAATGTACACATTTGTTTATACCTTTATTTTAGTTTTTGTTATTTTAGTTTTTGTTCTATTAATCGTTCGGAAAGTTTTAATGGAGATACCCTATGGCTTTTGAATTTCATAAAAGTTTCTTGGACATCTTGATTTAGTTTCTCACGAACATCTAGTATTATACTCAATTCGTCTCTACTGTTTTGATCTAGATGTTCACATATTTTATCTAACTTAGAGAACGTTGCAAGATAATACTTAGATAAACAACCAGACATATAAGCATATGCCAATTTTTTATCAATTATAAGTTCTTTTATAAATTGTGCTGGTGTTATATTTCTTTTTATGCATTCGTCTGCAACATATTCAGCAGACTTCATATAATACTCGTAAATCTTTTTATATTGTTCAAGTATTAAAAGATTATGTGCATATTTAACCACATTATCCATTCGTGTAAGTTCGTCTGGTTCACGAATTCCAACTTCCGTCACGCAGAATTCTATATATTTCTCTGGATCTATTTTATATTTTTTACAGACTGATGACAATTTATCAAAATATTTCTTAAAATTGTTATAGCAAGTTTTGATTGGAATCTTTGAAAATGATAATGGAAACACAACAGAAGCTATCATCTGTTGTTTAAAATACTTATAATACCTAGCAAGAGTTTCTGGGTTATACTTCTGATCTTCTTCTACATGCAGCTCTTCTTGCATATTTCTTATTCTTTATCGTCTTTTGTATCTTAGTTATGAAACATTTGTTAAATATGTATTCATAATTGCGGTAGATTGTCTTAAACAATTCCAATGGATCGATGTCAAACTCTTTCTCTATACTGCTTATAAGCTTATTATCACTTGCTATTACCGTAATAACTTGTTTTAAAATGTTCTCAGATGATCCTTGTGTGAAATCTGGATATTTTTCAGTAATCTTAGAAAGAATGAATTTATCATCCAGTTTCTTTATCTACTTTTCATTTGTGTAGAAAAAAGAATTCATATCATCTACACTAAAATCAACGTCATTTGTGTTTTCCATAGTTTTATCTCCTTAAACATTATTAATTTCATTCATATCTGATGAAATATTTGCTAAATTCGCTGTTATTTGAGAAGCTTCTGAATTCTGATTTGCTTCTGACATATTGAAAGTTATATCTTCCAACGCTAGATTTTCTTTATTTAACTGAAATTGAAGACTTTTTCCTGGAGCACCAAATCTATTTTTAACCAATTTCATACTAATCTTACCAGCTTCACGCTCATCAGCAAGTGTATATAGAATTCCGATAAAGTCCGCTGTGGCAGCCTGACCATTTGACTCTGAAATGTTTTGCATATCAACATGTTCATTGTTCATACCGCTTCTATTTGTCTGAGTTGCAGAAATTACTGGAGCATTGAATTTATATGAAAGACTTCTCAATTGTTCTGCAACAGCCATAACAGATTGATACATATTGTCCATCTTTGTATTCGGAAGAACTAGATTGAGATAGTCAATTACTATGACATCAATATGAGTTCCACTTGCGACAAGTTTATCAAGATATGATTCTATATCAACAACTCTTATAGACTTTGGTGGATATTCTTTGATTATAAGATTTGCATTACTATGATTTTTATAGAATTCTTCAATCTTAAATCTAGAATTTGCTGCCGTATTTTTTAAATTATTGATGTTATCTCGTGAAATCATTGAGTCGAATCTCTGAGCATAAACATCTTGAGACATTTCAAGTGAGATTACAACAACGGATTTATTCTGTTTTAGGAAGTTTGTGGTTATATTAGCAAGAAACAAAGATTTTCCCAAACCAGCTTGTCCAACGAACAATGCAAGCATTCGACCATCTTTAAGAAATCCACCGTGTGTATGATAATCAAGTGCTTTCCAACCAGTTGATATTTTAGCTTCTGGATTTTTTATATAATCCCAATGCTTGTCCATATCACTAGTACTAAAATAATTCATTCCTAGATCATCATCTTGAAACGAAAGTTTCTGAACCTTATCAAATCTCTTTAAACACTTATCAATATTTCCTGATGATTGAATCTCATTAATATTATCAGATATCGAATAGTAAAGTGATTTTTCTCTTATATAGTTTTGAATGTTTGTATTTGCACATTCATCATCAATAGTAACATCAAATGAATTTATATTTATTAAAGCATTGTTTATAT